CCAGCTATCAATGAGCTATATGCAGACGGAACATCTGAGGAACACTTGGAAATTCTGAGCGTCCCTGTGCTTATGCCAGGAGGTAGAAACTCACTTGTAAGCTTCCCTCTTGTCGCAGGAGACACTGTAATGTTGGTGTTCAGCAATAGATCAATGGATAACTTCAAGATCGGCAATGGTCAGCCTACAGTCCCAAATGATGCACGTAAGTTTCAAGCTGAGGACGCAGTAGCTATTCCTGGCCTGTATCCATTCTCTCGTTCAGCAAATCGTCCTGGCATCCGTAAGTATCCTCATAACCCTAAGACAGACTTGGTTATCGCCCATAATTTGGCGTCTGGTACAGAAGTAATGATCCACTTGAGACAATCAGGGGATATGGTTATTAACACGGAGCAGTCAGTCACAGTCAATTGTAAGACTGGAGTTATGAACGCTACAGAGTCTTACACGATCAATACTCCGACCATGAATATCAACGCTGGGACTACTAATTGGACAGGTAACATTGTTCACACAGGTAATTACACAATGACCGGACAAGCCCGATTCAATGGTGTGCTGTTCGATACACACTTCCACAGCGGTGTAACGCCTGGAAATGGCAACTCTGGCGCAGTAGCCGGATAAGGAGATTTATGGATTTGCTACTAAACCCAAACACAGGTGATTTGGTCTTTACCAATGGGGGATCACCTGTCACACAAAGAACAGCAACCGTAGTTGCACAACGTCTGCGGATTACCCTTTACACTTTCCTAGGTGAATGGTTCCTCAACACTACGGTTGGGGTTCCATACTACCAACAAATCTTCGGTAAAATTCGAACTCAGTCTGCGGTTGATCTGATTTTTCAACAGATCATTACAGACGATCCCGATGTTATCGAAATTCTGACATTTAGTTCAACACTAGATTCAGCAAACCGAGGATACAGTATGACATTCCAAGTCAGAGTGAGTGACAACACAGCCTCACTTCCTATCACAATCAGTCAGGGAGATATTTTCTAATGGCAGGTCTAACACGAGAAGGTCTAGAGATTAAAAATCTAGACGAAGTATTGAACGATAACAGAATCAGAGCTGCAAACTTGTTTGCTGACCTAGTGCCAGCAGGGGATGTTGTAGACGTAGGCGATAACTCCACAATCGGACGACTAATTGGAGTTGTATCTCCGGCTGAGGCGTCTGTGTGGGAAGCTATTCAACAGATCTACAACAGCTTCAACCCAGCTACAGCCATTGGTGTATCGCTGGACAATATCATTGCACTATCTGGCATTACACGTCTTGTGGCACAACCAACACGTGCACAAGTGATCTTAGAGGGATCTACGAATATTGTTGTCAGTTCTCCAGCCGGGAAGGCATACAGCAGTACGACACAACGCGTGTTCAGTATTTTGAATCCTGTTATTCTAGATACAAAGGGAGCTTCTGGCGTTGGTCTCACAACTGCAACGGTTCTTAATGATACAGTCTATCGATTCAGTTACTCGGTAGACGGTGTAAACTACATTGATGCCGTATACACTTCCAGCGCCACAGCTACGAAAGATGAAATTCTAGCGGGTTTAAAGCTAGCAGTTGATAATATTTTGGGAGGGGTCTTTACAACTTACTACCAAGATGATAGACTGTTTATAACTCGCACTGATCCTTTTCAGATTGCCGACTTTCAAGCAAGCGTTAACTTGCGTATCGAGAAGGTCAGAAAACTAGCCTTCGTCGTAGATGATATCGTTGGAGAATTCCCTCAACAAGCGATGGCTATTGACACAATCTCTGTGCCAATTGTAGGATGGGATTCTATTATCAACCCCGTGGCAGCTACTACAGGTAGGCTGGTTGAGACAGACGAAGAGCTACGCGAAAGATTCCGTAACTCGAAATTCTTCCAATCTTCTAACATCCTTGAGGCTCTTCTAGATTCTCTACGCAACGTGGAGGGCGTCACAGACGTGGTAGTGTATGAGAATGACACTGACGCTGTAGACGTAAACGGAGTCCCGGCCCACAGCTTCCTACCTATTGTCCTTGGAGGCTTGCCTTCGGACATTGGTATTGCTATTTGGGAAAATAAGCCAACAGGTATCAGCTCAGTAGGCGACACCACTGTGCAAACTCCAGACAGTCAAGGCTTCCTGCACAGTATCTCCTACAAACGCCCAACAGAAGTTCCAATCTATGTCAGCGTTAGCATCTCTGATGCTGGTGGAGTTGCTGGTGGAGCCCAAGCTCTTATCAGACAGAACATCGAAAACTACGGAAGTACAAATTACTTCATCGGAGACGATGTAATCTATTCAAGATTCTATACTCCGATCAACGCCGTCCCTGGACACATGGTTAACAGTTTGTATATTGGTACATCTCCAAATCCAACTGGAACCTCCAACATTGAAATTCCATTCGACGCTGTTGCTGTATTCCTTCCACAAAACATTAACGTAGCACTCGTATAAGGAGGGCATATGGAACCTAACGATTTCGAAGTAGTACAGTTTGTTGATCAAGCTCGTGAAAGAATCACCGAACAATTCAAGGATAAGCCTGTAATTGACAGGTACATTCGATTGCTGATTGGCGAATGGCAAACTCTCCAAGAGACTGCGAAAGATTTGCAGCAACTCCGATCTATTGATACCGCTATTGGTGCACAACTTGACATCATTGGTGAGATTGTTGGAAGACCTCGTGGTCTTGTTACATCTGAGCTATTCTACTACTTCGGTTTCGAGGGTGCCACTTTAGCAGGGAGCTATACCTCTCTCAGCTATCTTACTACAGGGAGCCCGTGGTATAGCCTCGACGCTCCTACTGGTATTTCTCGTCAACCATCTGACGAAGAGTACAGGCTGATTCTTAAAGCAAAGATTATTAAGAACAGGACTATGGCCCGTCCAGAGGATGTTATCAAAGCTTATAAATTCTTGTTCAGTGCAGGTCAAGTTACTATTGATGAATATGCACCTGCAAAAGTTCGTATTGGCATTGGTAAAATCTTGACTAACGTCGAGAGAGGTCTCCTATTCGACCTCGGAGGTGCTGGAACATTGCTCCCAAAAACAGTAGGTGTAAATTACAGTTATACAGAATTCCAGACAGGACGAGTATTTGCTACAGAGGGATTTCCCGGAGGAACCGGAGTAGGAGATCTAAATGATCCAACCTCTGGCGGTATTTTGTCTAACATCATTAGCTAATTAAGAGGAACAATTTTACATGGCTGACATTATCAAAAAAAGCATGGCTGATATTTGGGCTTCTTCGGGGGATATCCAAGCCCCAGAGCCTGCAAAGATCAGCACTGGTTGGGTTGTTGAAGCGGTTCCGCGTCAGTGGTGGAACTGGTTTGAAAACAGACAAGACACAAACATTGCCTATATGCTACAAAAAGGCATTCCAGAGTGGGATGCTACAACTGAGTACATCATCAACAAATCCTATGTACAGCGTAATGGGATTGTCTACAAGGCGACAGCTACCAATACAGACTCAGATCCTGTTACCCAAGCTAACTGGGTAAGAGCTTTCTCTGATTACTCTACTGGATCAGCAGCACTGGGGGCACTAACTCCTGCTGCTAACCAACTTCCATATTTCACTGGAACGAACTCTGCGGATACAACAACACTGAGTCCTTTTGCCAGAACTATCTTGGATGATGTGGATGCTGCGTCTGTAAGAGATACAATCTCTGCTCAACAGTCCGCAGTAAACCTTACCTCGCTCTCTGCTGTAACAGCCGTAAACAATGGCCTTCCATACTTTACGGGTGCAAGCTCTATGGCTGTTACAAATCTTACAGCATTCGGACGTAGCTTGATCGGAACTATCGACGCAGTAGCTGCAAGAAGTCTTCTAGGTGTTGATAGTTCAGCGGATACTAACGCTGCACTTGTAGCTGGATTGGCTACCAAGCAGCCTATAAGCAGCTCCTTGACGACGCTATCCGCTGTAACACCGGGGACTAATAAGCTTCCATACTTCACTGGAGCCTCTTCGGTAGCTACTACAGACTTCACTGTGTTCGCACGTACTCTATTGGACGATGTAGATGCTGCCGCTGCACGGTCTACATTGGAAGTCGATAGCTCGGCAACAGTTGCTTCTAATCTCTCAGCAGGACTGGCTACTAAGCAATCGCTTAATTCAAATCTTACAGCTCTGTCAAGCGTAACTCCTGCAAATAACACAATGTCTTATTGGTCCGGGGTGAGTTCAGCGGCTACAACTCCACTGACGCCATTCGCTAGAACTCTTCTAGATGATACTGACGCTGCAACTATGTGTGCTACTCTAGGTGTAGACAGCTCTGCAACTGTAGCAGCAAACTTGTCTGCTGGGTTGGCTACAAAGCAAAATCTATCCCCTGGATTGACAGCTTTGAGTTTCCCTTCTGGAAGTTTTGGAGCAGATCAGATTCCATACTTCACGTCTGGCACAAGTTCTAACGTAACCACGCTCACAGCTTTTGCAAGAGCAGTCCTTGCCTCTCCAAATGCGGACTCTTTCAGAGCCAACATTGGTTCTAATGTTGCGGATAACCTGACAGCAGGTCTTATTCCTCTAGCTAGAATCCCAACATCTCTTCCTGGGGTGGCTGTATCATCTGCTAACGCTTTGTCTACAGCAAGAACTATCCAGGGAGTTCCCTTCAACGGGACTACGGATATCTCCCTTCCTTGTGTAACTTTCGATAGTCCAACTGGAGGTGCCTACCTGCCAACTGGTAACACTGCACAGAGACCTGCTCCGGCAGTTGGTATTATCCGTTACAACACGCAGACGCTGGAGTACGAGGGATACCAATCTTCTACTGGCTGGTCTGGTATTGGTAACAACTCTGCACTGGCTGGACGAGTTTCTGTACTTGAAGCCGGATACCAAACAGATGTAGAAGTTCTGTGGACTGGAGTAATCGGAGGTGTGGGATCTGTTACTTTGAGTCGCAACCTAAGAGTGGGCGATTTGCTGTTTATTACGCACAACGATGCCGGTACATTGTCTACTGGCATTATGCCTATCAAGACAACGGCCGCAGGACATGGTACTAACTTCCAAACTGGAGGCGTGCTGACCGGTACAAGTATCGGTGGGGCTCCTAACATTTTCACCTTCAACAGTTTCACTGCTGGATATGGTGTAACTTCTATCAACGCCGTGAGGATTATTAACAGATGACAGTTTATTACACTGATGGGGTAGTTCTCCAATCTTTTCCGGTCCCAGAAGGGGCCGGTTGGAAAAAAGCTACAGCAAAAGACATTACACGTATCACAGGTGTGCAACAGAAATATTGGGACTGTCTCAGAGAAGGAGAGTGGAGAGATTCCGAATTGGCTATTGCCCGTGATAACGTCACAGCAATCCAGTTTGGAGACGAAAACTCTCTAGCTGGAACAGAGTCTGAATGGAAGGCATACTGGATTGAATTAAGAGTATGGTCAGAGTCTAATCCTGACTTCCCTTCTACTGAGAAGAGACCTACCAGACCCGGCAATTCTCACTAACACTAAGAGGAATATCTATGGCTAATATCGCAAAACCAGTGGGGCTCAGTAACATCTGGGCCAACGGTGGGACAAAGGTTAACCCTGGTAGTACAAAGGTCAACATCGGCTGGGTTGTTCAACTACCACCATACGAATACCAGAACTGGGTTGATAACAGACAGGATCAAGCCATTGCCCACATCAGTCAACACGGGATCCCAGAGTGGGATTCTACAACAGAATACCAAGGACTTCTAAGTTATACTCAGGGTTCTGATGGTGTAATCTATAAGTGCCTTCAGACCAATAGCAACAAGGATCCTTCGAACGCACTTAATAACTCCTTCTGGGCTGTAGCATTTGAGTCTTTCGGGAGTGTATCCGTTGTATCTTCTGCACTAGCGGCACACATTGCAAACTATCAAACTCTATCGGGTATTGCAAACATCGCAGTTGCTCGTTCGAACTTGTCTGTGTATTCTAGAGTAGAGTCCGACACTAGATTCGCTAGCTTGAACGGTAACCCTTCACAGGTATTTAGTGTTGCTCTGGCTACACAGCCGGAACATGCTGTAAGATTGGGACAAGTGGCCTCTTTGCTCAATCAGGCAACAGAAGCAGTTTCTGGTGTTGTTAGGCTAGCTACAAACGTTATGACTGAGACAGGCGTCGATGATCTTACAGCGATCACCCCACTGAAAGCTTCAACAGTATATCTCAAGAAGAGTGGTAACTTGGCTGGCCTTGGTAACAACGCTACAGCAAGATCAAACTTGGGACTTGGAACATCAGCGACTCTAAACTCGACTGCATTCTTCCAGGTCAGTAACAACCTGGGCGAGGTTACGAATGCGTCGGCTGCTCGTACAAACCTAGGGATTACCTCTACAGC